TATGGTTGTACAGGTATTACTGGTTCGAATAGTTTTATTAATTATTTATTTATTCATAGAAAAAACTTTACATATTATTATCTTGATATTGCAATGAGTGGGCTTGGTGATAGTGTTACTGGTGGCACAAAACAACTTGGCGACACTGGAACATTTCCTGTTGGCACTGGCGGTACTGGTCAATGGAATTTAACTGAAGCACAGGTCGATTATCTTGTTGCAGGTCTCGACTATACTGGCACAGGAAGTAGTATTTCTTGGACACAAGGAGAAAAAGTATATTGGATGGAAAATGCAAAAATCAGTTCAACAAATTTAAACAACAGATATATAAGTTATTCTATAGCATATTAAAATGTTTTAAAATTTAATTAGTATTTATGTAAAAATATAATCATGAGTGAATTACTGAAAACAATGTTTGGAGAATATACAGGTATTCAATTATTGGGATATTTATGGTTTTTTATAATTGGGTATGCAATATATTTTTTAACAGAAGCAAGTGGTCGTGATGTTCAAAGTATTCACACACCAATTAAATGGAGTTGGAAATTTTGGTTTTATGATAATTGGCGCAGATACATAACAACAATTTTGTGTACATATATTTTATTTAGATTTTATATTGAAATATGTGGACATCCTTTTGGTAATTTTGATGCAGTTTCTCTGGGTCTTATTGGCGATGGTATTGCAGCAACAGTAAAGAGAAGAGTTAAAGCAGTTAGTGGAGATAGAGACGAGTTAATGGATGATTATAATGCTAATGAACTCAGATTAAAACAAAGCGACAGGGCAGATAATTTAAAATCAAAACAAGACGACAAAGCAGATAATTTAAAATCAAAACAAGGTGATAATGCTGACGATCTTAAATCAAAACAAGGTGACAAAGCAGATAATTTAAAATCAAAACAAGGTGACAAAGCAGATGATCTTAAATCAAAACAAGGTGATAGTGCTGACGAACTTAAATCAGTTCAGAAAGAAACTGCTGATGATCTTAAATCAGAACAGAAGCAAACTGCAAATGATTTAAAAGTAAATAATAAAGAAGAACAAACTACATAATTATGAAAAATTTATTTGATAATTTTGAAATGAAATATCTTCCACTATATATTGTTATGGTGATTCTTATTGGTTGTATGCTTTATTTTAGTCAAAAGCATATTCGTGAAGCAGTTAAAGAAGTAAAAGCAAAAAAAAAGCAAAAGAAAAATCAATAGCATTAAAAAAAGCAAATAGTAAAGGACAACAAACTACGTAATTATGAATTATTCAACATTTGATATTAACAATTTCTTTATAAAGAAAGATAGTACGTTACCTGAATTAAAATATCCTTTGATTCAACAGGTGAGAGAAAAATATAACATTACAGATGATATGCTCGAAAACGTTGCAGTGACATTTTCAATGACCGATGCACAAACTGGTTTATATCGCATTGCCAATGTGCCAGCAAGTTTTGTTATTAATTATGACAGACTTGGTAAACCATCTGAAGAAAAATATACGTTTTTATATAAATTTAAATTAAAAGACACAAGAAAAGCAGGGAGATTTTTTGGTGAATTTAAAATCGATTTTTTAGGCGAACAAATTGGTTGCGGGAAGTTAACTCTTCCAGTTGAAAACCAAATAAATATTGTTATTTCTGATGCTATTACCAAAACTACAGTAATTTAAACCTTGACAATCAAAAATTTTTAACTATCTTTGCAGTATATTGAATAAAAATATGCAATTACCACCTTTTATTGTACATTGTGAGCGAATACGCAAAAGAGCAGCGTATCAATTACGATTTCCAATTAATGATCAGTTGCTTTCTCGTATTAAGGAATTACCTGAAGAAACTCGTAAATGGAATGCAATGGATTTTGCATGGGAACTCACGACTTTAGGATTATATACATTAATAAAAAAATATAAAGGTTCAAATAAAATTCATTTCGATTTCGGCAACGAAGAAACTCGAAAAATTTTTATCCAACAAATCAAAAAAGTTGAAATTGAAGAAGAAGAAAAGCGTAAATTTATCGCTGATCTTAATATTAAAAAAGAGCATTGGGTTCAATATAAAAAAACTTTAGAAGAAACATACGAGAAATACAGTGAAGATATTCATAAATTTTTAAAACCCGGAGTTCGTTTATACCCACATCAAATTGTAGGCAGCATGTTTTTAAATGCAGTTAGAAATGTATTATTGGCACTAGGTATGGGGTCAGGGAAAAGTTTAATATCAATAACTTATGCTGAAATGAATGATTTTGAAAAGGTTTTTGTTATTACTCCAAATTCTTTGAAATTTAATTATAGAAACGAAATTGAAAAATTCACAAATTCAAATGCTTTTATTGTTGGGAAAAAAAATAAGTGTACTATTGAGGATGCGAAGTATATAATAGTTAATTATGATTATTTTAATTCATCAGATTTTAATAAAGTAAAAGATAAGTTTGATAAATTAAATATTGGTAAAATTGATTGTTTGATTGTAGACGAATGTCATAGAATTGCTTCAAGCAAAACTAATACATATAAAGCATTTAAAAGAATATTTAAAGATAATATTTTTAAAAATGGGAAGATTTCAAAAGTATTCATGTCAGGAACTCCTGCAAAATCTCGTGCATATCAATTATATACAGTATTACATCAAATATCTCCAACAGATTTTCCAACCAAAAATTATTTTAATAGTTTTTATTGTGGAATGTCATATAATGTTGATGGTTTTGGGTGGGAAACAGATATTAGTGCAACAAAGTTTGAAGAGTTATTTAATAAAATAGCTCCTTTCACATATAGAAAAAAACTTGAGGATGTTATTAAAGATTTACCTGAAAAAAGAATACAAAAAATAATATTGGAAATGACACCTAAAGAATATGAAATTTATGATGCTTTAGAACAAGGAGTTGTTAACGAATTTACTGATAGAATAATCACGCATCCATTAGCAATATTAAGTAAATTACGAGAATATACCTCATATCTAAAAGTCAATAATGTAAAAGAATTAATTGATTCAATTTTGGAATGTGGAGAAAAATTTGTTGTGGTTGATTTTTATAAAGATAGTTTAAATAAATTAAATAAATTATATCCTGAAGAATCTGCTTTGCATACAGGAGATGAAACAGATGTGGAACGTGCTAACGTATTAAAAGATTTCCAAGATGAAAATGGAAAAGTTAAACTTTTGTTAGGTTCGCAAAGTACTATTTCCGAAGGGGTTACATTAACGGCAGCAAATAAGGTTGGTGTGATAACAGTACCTTGGACTCCTTCAGATGCAGATCAAATAATTTATCGAATTTTAAGAATTGGACAAAAAAATGCGGTTAATGCATATTTTTTTGTTTATAAAGATACTATTGATGAATATGTTTTTGATTTAATCGAATCAAAGCGAGCAGAACTTTCCCAAGTAATTGATGGAGAAAAATACGAATCAGATATTAATCAAAGCATTATAAACGATTTGATAGAAATAATTAAAAATAAACATAAAAAATGATTTTAGATGAATTTGTTATAAATAAATGGAGCACCAATAATAAAAAATATTATATTGAAAAGGGATATATATTTACTAAATTTGGCGATATGTTTCTCATTAAACCTATTGATTTAATGATCAATAGTACACTAAAAGTTCATGTTAAATGTGATGTATGTAATAATGAAAAAATGTTATCATATCAAAATTATAATACAAATATTAAATCTGGTAATTATTATGCTTGTTCACCAAAATGTTCTCAGAATAAAAAGAAACAAACAAATTTAACTAAATATGGAACTGAATTTGTTTCGCAAAATAAAGAGATTCAAGAAAAGGTGATAAAAAGAATGATTGAGAAATATGGTGTTAAACATTTTTCTAAAACAAATATTTTTAAAGAGAAAGTAAGAAAAACTAATTTAATTAAATATGGAACTGAATTTGCTTCGCAAAATAAAGAGATTCAAGAAAAAACGAAACAAACAAATTTAGAAAGATATGGCGTTGAGAGTACTTTACAAAATAAAGAAATTCGTGCAAAAATAAATAAAACAATTTTAGATAGATATGGTGTAGAAAATATTACCATGAATAAAAAATATTCTGAAAGGGCAACAAACACTATGATTGAAAGGTATGGTGAAATTTGGCTCAAACATTGTCCTACCTATAATGCTAATTCAATTATATATTTAGATAGACTTTCAGAAAAATTAAATTTGTCAATACAACATGCATTTAATGGTGGTGAAAAGAAATTTGTCAGATATTGGGTAGACGGCTATATTGAAAAATATAATATTTGTTTAGAATGGGATGAAAGACAACATAAATATAAAAAAGAAAGTGACGTGAAACGTGAAATTTTTCTTAAAGAAAATTTTAACTGTCAAATTATAAGGATTAATCAAAAAGAATTTTTAAAAGATGTTGATAATCAAATAAATCTGGTTTGTAATAAAATTAATAATTTAATAAAAGATAATTATAATGGCAAACCTATATAGTTGGGGTGGTAATCCATTTCGTGATTATTTATTAAATTCGATGTTATTGGATATTGATATTTCGCATAAGCAAACAAAAAGAGATATTAATAGTGCATTTAAATATATTTTACAAAACATTTTGAATAATCCTAATGAAGCAGTATATTTGGATTTTGAAATAACAAAAAATGAAGGTTATTATAAACTCATTGGAAAAAATGCAATAAGTGCTTTGTGGTTATGCGGTTTTTTTCCAGTTGATGCCACAAATATAATGAAAAGTTGTATGTTTATTATTGGAAATAGAAAATATGAATACAACAAAAAAACGAAAGAATTAACGTATATAATAATTAAAAATTAACATGAGTAAAAAGATTGCTGTATTATTTTCAGGCGGGTTGGATTCAACTTATTTGATTTGGAAAAATCTTAAAGACGATAATGAAGTATATCCAGTTTATATTGAGATTGAAAATAATCAAACTAAAACAATTCTTGAAAAAAATCGTATTAAATTGTTAATTAAAGAGTTTAGAAAAGAATTTACCAATGAAAAAGATTATAGCGGGACGAGAATACATGATATTGAATATGCATTAAAAGTTACTGTTAGCACAAGTGAATTTAGTTTATATTTTAAACAAATACCTGTTTGGATTTTTGGTACTGCATTTTTACAAAGTTTACCAGTTAGTGAGATTCAGATTGGTTATGTAACAAATGATGATGCAGTTTCATTTTTAGAGGACATAAAAAAAATTTATAAATCATATCAGGCAATTTGTGAACTAATGAAACGTTTAACCTTTCCCGTTTCAAAAGTACGTAAAATTGAAATGGCAGAACAATTACCAAAACAATATCTTGATCTGATATTCAGTTGTGAAAACGCAACAATTATTGGTTCAGAAGATGCGGAAATAATTGATTATGAGCCATGCTGTAGCTGTCCATCTTGTAAACGTGTTATATCGAGCAATTATTATGGATTAGGTAGGTTTCCAGAAAAATATAAAAAGGGCATTCGAATGCAACATGCGGTTGCTTTGTTGAGTGAAGGTTTTAGAGTTTTAGATAAGAATGGAAATGATTTTCAAAACATTAAAAAATTTGAATATAAAAAAGAACCATATCAATTAGATTTATATTTAGATGGAGTTAATGCTGATAAAGTTGAAGAAGATAGTAGTAATTTAGAAAAAGTACCATTTAATGGATAAAGTAAAAGTTTTAGCAGAAATTAAAGGTTTCCTTGAAGGTTATAATAACGATTTAAAATATTTGGTAAATGTTGAAACCGACCCAAATACAAATGTTGCTGAATGTTTAATACGTGAGCCAAACAAAGAACAAAAGATTGTAAAATTTCAATATGAACCTTTCACGTATGTAAAGGATTTAGCGAAATTAGGGCACATATTATATGAAGGTTATTCAGATAATTATATTGAAAGCAAAAGAATTAAATATGGCATTAAAATTATTAAATTAAAAACTGGTAATCAAAAAAGACTGGTTAATGGATATTGTTATAAAGTTACAAGCAGTAAATCATATAATGCAATTGTAAATTATTTTAGCGATGGTGGCATTAACCCATTTGAAAAAGTCAGAGATGTTGATGGAAATGTTGTGAAAAATAAAAAGGGTGATGTAAAATTTATAAACCGTGATTTATTTCATTCACCCAAAACAACTGAGCAATTCTTTATATCCACACAATCAAGATTATTCAAAGGTATTGAAGAATATAAACAAATACATAAATTTACTTTCGATATTGAAACTACTGGTTTAAGATACCAGATGGCAAGAATAATACTTATCGGTGTCAGGGACAATAAAGGTTTTGAAATGATTCTTGAACCAGAGAAACCAAATGATGATGAAGCAGAAGCAAAACTTATACAAGAATTTTTTAATGTTATTGATCATATAAAACCTTCAATTATTTCTGGGTTTAACTCTGAAATGTTTGACTTTGAGTTCATTTTGGGTAGAGCAAAATTACTTAAAATGGATTTGAGTAAAATTCCAACGAGTCTTAAAGAAGGAGTTCAATTAAAAAGAAAACCGAGAACTTCAGTAAAATATGGTAATACTGCAGATAAATATACGGCTACAGAAATGTGGGGTTATTCCATTATTGATATTCTTCATGCAGTAAGAAGAACTGCTGCAGTTAACAGTGAAATAAAAGAAAATAAATTAAAATACATTGCCAAATTTGAAAAAATAGCGAAACCTAATAGAACCTACATCCCGGGCGAAGATAATGCCATTGGTAGAATTTTTAATGAAAATAAAGTTTTTGTCATAGACATAAACAATAATTACATACAAATACCTAATGAATATCAAATAGTTGCAAAAAAATTATATACATTACAGACAAATAAAGCAACATTATCTGATGAACGCTATATTGTAATGAGAGACACATATCTTAATGATGCCTCAGATTTTGTTAAATGGTTTAGAACAGAAGCACTTCCAAAAAAAATGAATAGTTTTATTGGAGGTAAAAATCTCGTAAAACAATATTTGCTTGATGACCTTTGGGAAACCGAACATGTTGATGAATTATATAATCAGTCATCATTCATGCTTGCAAAAATAGTACCTACGACATATCAACGTATTTGTACAATGGGTACTGCTGGTATTTGGAATTTACTTATGACTGCATGGAGTTATGAAAATGATTTAGCAATTCCTATTTCAGATGTGAAATTGCCGAAAAAGTTTGCGGGTGGTCTTGCAAGATGTTTTAAATCAGGATTTTCAAAAAGAATTATTAAAATTGACTTTGCTGGTCTTTATCCTACAATACAATTAACTGAAGATGTATTTCCGATCTTTGATATTACTGGCGTTATGAAGAAAATACTTTTGTATTTAACAACCACTCGTAATATTTACAAAAAATTGGGGAATGGTGTTACATTAGATGATGAAGAAGTCATGTTATTTAAACAAATTGACCCTGAATATCATTTAAAATATGTAAACAAATCATTAACACCTGCCGATATTGCAATGTTCAAAATCAAACAGTTACCTATAAAGATTTTGAATAACTCTTTATATGGTGCTTTAGGTTCTGATGTTTCATTCAATTGGTCAGATAACGTTTGTGCAGCACGCATTACTTGTACAGGTAGATTACATTTAAGACATGCAATTTCATGGTTTAGTAAATTTGGTTGTGTTGCATTACTTGCAGTTACCGATGGTACAAATTTTAATTATCCTGAAAGAACGAATATTAGAATAACTAATGAGGGAACAACTGAGGGAACTATTGAAGAAATGTGGCAATATGGTGGCAAAACGGGTATGAATGCACTTATTGAGAAGTTCAATAAAGAAGAAATGAAACCACCTTATATGTCAATTGATAATGATGGAGAATCAATTTCATGTTTAAATCTTTCAAGAATTAATTATGCGACTTTATCATTGGCAAAAGATAAGAAGAGTAATGAAATGAAAGAAAAAATCAAATTGACGGGTAATACAATTAAATCGAAAATTATGCCCGGATATATTGAAGAATTCATCGATAATGGTCTCAATATGATTCTTCATGATAAAGGTAATGAATTTGTTAAATATTATACCGATTATGCAGAGAATTTATATTTGTGCCAGATTCCATTAAAAAAGATTGCAAGTAAAAGTAAAATAAAAACAACAATAAGTGCATATAAAAAGAGAGGTAAAGACAAAAATGGAAGGGAGAAAGGAAAACAAGCGCACATGGAACTTTTGATTGAAAAAAGAAATAAGATTGCAGAAGAGTTATTTCAAAAACATAAAGAAACTTTAATATTTACCAGAGCAGAAGATAAGTTATCAATTGAAGATAAATTGAAATTGGTTACTAACTATATGCCACCTGAACCTGAACTTGATAGCGTTGTTTATTATGTAAATACAGGAACTAAATTATCCGAAGGTAATTCGGGCATTATTAAAGATAAAGTGACTGGTGAAGAAAGATATTGTGCTACACTAATCACTACTGAAGATTTATTGGAAAATCCAAACATGATAGGTAAATATAATGTGGCAAAATATTTAAATGCATTTAATAAACGTGTTACAGCATTGCTTGTTGGCTTTGAACCAGAAGTTTCTAAAAAGATTTTAGCTACGATAGTTAAAGATAAGAAAACTAAAGAGGTTAGTTTAAAATGCGGGGGTGAAAATTTTGCATCATATGAATTAGGATTGAAAAATTTTGATCTGAATGATTTTGACGAATCAATGCATTTGGAAGAAAAAGAAGTTGAATATTGGAATAAAACGGGTTATGACCCAAGAAAGATATGGAATGGTTTTAAAATGTATGATGACAATAAAGTTTATTATGAAATATATGATCATGCATTAAATTATTTGAATGAAAAAATGATAGCAAGTAATAGACCAAAAATCAAATCAATTAATGAAGAATACGGAGAAGGTGATTTAGTTTTAATTAAATATGGTGATGAATATACTGTTGGAAAACATAATGGTGTGTTTATCGAAACTATTAGAGAAAATGTTGTTATTCCAAAGAGTGAAATTGAAATAGAATTGGACAGAAAAAAAACTGAAGAAGAAGAAAGAATTAAAAATCTTGAAATAACATTAGCCACTAAATCTGAGAAAGATAAAGAAATTGAAATTATAAAGCAAAACAGAGCAAGATATTTTGACAGATTTAAAAAACGTTTTAATATTCCAGAGGATATGACAATGGAAGAACTCTTTCGTGAAGAAAGCAGTGCAAGTGAAATGCTTGATTTTTATGTCAGCCAAATGGAAGGTATTGAAGACGAAGAAGAGGCAGAATATATTGATAGTGAAAATGAAGATGGTGATGGTGCATATTAAACATTTAATAGTATTTATATGAAAATATGCACTAATGAAAATAAAAAAAATACAATTATTTGAAATTATTGATTCAAATGGTGAACTGATTGGAAGAAATGACGTGCCTTCAACTGGCGCAGATTTAGAATCAGGAGCAAACGGTACTACCGACATGAATGTTGGAAAAGGTCAACAGCCATTCAGATACGATATGTTAGGTCGTTTCGGCTTTACATTATTGCCATTTTTCGAAGGCAAAGAAGATCAGGGACAAAAAGAATTATTAAAAGATTTGGCACAACTTATGCATGATAAGCGTATTGATATCTTAAAATATTATTATAAAAATCCTCAATTATTAAAACCTGATTATAGAAAAGAAGCTGCTGGTGAACCACATTCAGAACAGTGTGAAAAAGAAGATATTGCATGGGCAAGAAAAGCTATTAAGGCAGTTGAACCACATTTTGAAAAAGCATTTAAAGAACCTATTGATGAAGTTGATTCAATAAATGAAGATAAAATTATTGAAGACAATGTAGCTGAAGATAAACTTGTAGATAAAAGGGGTGAAGATGAAATATCTCAGAAAGCTGAAGATAATGATATTAAAGATAAAAAACTTGAAAAAATTGCTGGTCTTATCAGTAAATTAGATCAGAAAGATAAGGATAAACTTACAAATTTATTGGAAAGAAGATAATATGGCAAACTCACAATTACTCGATAAGCAGTATAAGATACCCTCAGACGTGTTGAAAGGCATCCAAATGACTCTTATTACCAATCCTCAAGGTGAGGGCGTAAAAAGGGCTAAATTCATGCTTAATAACGGTGCTATTACTTATCAGGCAATGAAAAGATTGAAAAATTTCTTTGATTATTTCAATCCACAGACTGGAGATAGAATACAATATGCTCTTGCTGGTGGAAATGCAATGAAACAATTTGTTGAAACAACCTTAACAAGCGACAGGGCAGGTGTTGAAATGACAAAGAACGTCAAACAGGATATGAATGTTAATACTATGTTTGGCACAAAACCAGCACAGACACCAAGACTAAATGAAGATAAAAAAGAATTGAAAAAGAATGCAGTTGTTGTAATTGTTGACGAAGATAATAAGATATTGTTACTAAAAAGAAGTTCTGACCCTAAAATATGGCAACCAAGTAAGTGGGCATTAGTTGGTGGTGGGATTGAAAAAAATGAGACTCCACAACAAGCAATTGAAAGAGAAATAACTGAAGAAACAGGATTAGAAATAAAAAAATTTATTAAATCATTTAGTATTCAAAGAAATCCAGACAGTATTGAACATATATTTGCTTGTCGATATGAGGGTGACCCAACCGATATAAGGCTAAATGAAGAAAATACAAATTATGGTTGGTATGATGTTGATGAAATGAAATTCTTAGATATTGTGCCACATTTGATAGAATATATTACAATGGCATTCAAAAAATACGATTAATTTGTATTTATATTAAAATAATTGAGTTTAAATAAAAAATAAAAAAATGAGCAAATTAGAAGGAATTAGTTTACAATTTCAAACTTGCAGCATCGCAAAAAATTCTTACACTTGTAATGATCAATATAATACTGGTAACCCAGATGCATTATCTGATGGTGACGTACAAGGCAAAGGTGAATTGAACGGTAGTATTGGTAGCTGTGATGATATTAAAGACAGAAAATGTGAAATCACGAAAAATAAATATCAAGAAGACAGACAATATAATGCGAGTACCGCATAATGATCAGTGAATCTAAAATACTATTTGAGAACGTTAAACATTTTCGCCAATTATTAACTGAAGGCGTTAGTGATAAGGTTATTGTCGATGCTATTAATCAACATAAATTTCTCTATATTTATTATAAAGGAGAAAATACAGTTGAAACTGGCTATCGAACAATAAGACCTTTTGTGCTTGGCGTAAATACAAGTGGTAATTTAGCTGTTAGAGCATGGCAGGACAAAGGTAGAAGTGATAGCCTTAGATCAGATTCTCCAAGAAATAGATTACATCATGAACATGAAGTAGATACGGATGGATTGACAAAACCGGGTTGGCGATTGTTTCTTGTTAACAATATAACTTCTGCAATACCAACAGGTAAAAGATTTATTGATGCTCAAGGAAATGTTGAAATACCAACAGGATATAAAGAAAATGATAAAGATATGACAGGTGGTATAATTGCATCTGTTACATCTGGCGGTAAAATACCTGTGGGCGGTATACCAACAACAAGACAAAAATTGCCGAGATGGGACAAATATAAAAACGCAGATAAAAATAACCGACAAATTACAAAAGCAGATGTTCTTGGATTAAATGATATTGCCAAAAGAGTTATGAAAAAACCCATCACGGATTTTTTTGTTGCAATTGATGATAAAAATAACTTTAATTTACAGGATATAAGAACCAAACTTAGTTTTCCACAAAACGCATATGTGGATGATTTAAGTAATTTATATAATAGGCTTGTTATGAAAACACCTGTGGATAAAACAGCACAAGATCAGTTTGCAAAAAACCAAAAAGATAAAATGGTAAAAGGTCTTGCCGAAAAGCAAACTCCACAAAATCCGTCAATGTTTAAAGAAAATGAAAATAATCCTATTGATAAGAAGACTTTTTTCAAACAATAGAGTATTTATAAAAAAATATAAAAATTTATAAAATGGCAAAACCAGATTTAAATAAACTTAGAACCGAGATCGATAATCGCAAAAGAGAAAGAAACATATCATCATCACCATTAGGTGAAAGTACAGGTGCTAATATTGCACCAAGGGATGCTTTTTTATATGAATTGATTAGGTCACATGATACTGGCGTTGAAACACCAGCAACCGATTTAATCAAGTTAGTTGAAAATCAAGTTGCAATTAAAAATAAAGAAACGGTACGACATAACATTAATGAAACTGCTGTTGTTGACAGAGTACCAGCACGTCTTCCTATTCAAAACAATAAAGCTACTGAGATGTCACCTGAAAGAGACGAGCAGTTATTCACTGATCTTCAAAATAAAAGCAAACAAACATTAGCCGACTCAATTGCACCTTATGTTGGTGGTCAGAAAAAAAATCTTAATCCAACTGCTGGTGCAGCAGTATCACCAATGAATTTAAATGAAGGTTATTTGGTTGAAAACGTAAAAAAGATTGTTGATAACTACTTGATTGATAATTTCGGTCCCGTTATCGAAGAAGCAATTAAAGGTACAATTATTGAAATGTATGCTGCAGAAAGAATCAAAGAAGTACTTACCGAGAACAAAGAAATGATCAGAGCAGTTATAATTGAAGTTATTAAAGAAATTTCAGACAAAAATAAAGCAAAGAAAGCGCAACTGTAATTGCGCTTTCTTTTTATAATCAAGTTTGTATTTATTAATAACTTAATATTCTTAACATGACTTACGATAACTTCTTAAAATTATTGGATGAATTTGAAGAAATACAATCATTTGCAAAGAAAATCGAATTTGCTAATCGATATTTTCAAAGAATAGGTAGTGGGTCAGGTAGAATTGTTTATGATATTGACGGCACTAAAGTTTTTAAATTAGCAAAGAATGCTAAAGGTGTTGCTCAAAATGAAGCTGAAATAAACATTGGTTCATATCATGACACCCACAATATAGTTACGAAAGTTTTAGAAAGTAATAATAATGGTAGTTGGATTATTTCCGAAAAAGCAAAAAAAGTCAACGAAAGTAGAATTAAACAATTAACTGGCATTCCAAGTTTAAATGAATTATTTTATTTTCTTAGAAATCACGAAAATAACATTAAAGGTGGTCATAATATTTTTGGTCTGGATACAGATGTTGAAGAATCATTAAATAATAATGAATTCGTTATTGAATTGCAAGACATAATGTCAAATTATTCAATATCTGCTGGCGACTTAGGTAGACCAAGCACATATGGTGAAGTTCTTCGTGATGGTCAGCCAACAATTGTTTTAACTGATTATGGATTAACAGGTGAAGTATATGATACTCATTATAATCCAAGTAGAAAGAAAAATGATCGTTATGGTTTCAAAATGTATGAATTATATAATAATAATGATGGCAACGATGATATACTTGGAGATATGCCACCACAAGATGCAATAGATACACGTAGAGGCATGTGGGCGCAAATACCTTACAGCGTAGGCGATGGTAGTGGTGTAATAAATGAAGGTTTTATATCATTTATACTTGACAGAGATAAGTATCCGACAAGAGTGTTGCCGAGCGCACCATATATAGTCGATGAATTTCATAATTGTGTAAATAATATTGACGAAACTTTGAATCATGTTAAAAATAAAAAGAAATTTTATGAAAATTTATTGAAACTTCAAGAATATCTTATTGAACAAAAATTTTATGACAGAGAACCTTTAGGTGAAATTGTATATTTAAAAGAAGATGGTAGTGCTTTATACTCTACTGATAATGCAATGGGACAAGATAATTTTCCTGTACATAATAACATTGATACTTCACCTTTAATTAGAAATGATCTTGATGCAAATAGAGATAAGAATAATGAAGATTTAGAATATCATAATGTGGTGGGAGATGCTACGAAAGATCAATACATGTTGGATGAAAGACAATTATCTTCAATGGCTGGCAGCAGTACTGTAGAAGTAAAACAGAAATGCAGATTAGCGGGTAACGGTAACACTTCAACTGCATGCAATCAAGGAGACATTAGAAACTTGAATATCAAACCTCTTAAAGAAGAAATTTCAGCAAAGGAAGCATATACTGATGAAGGTGCATTGAAAACAGTTTTAAACGGAAAAAGAAAGATTGGTTTTGTTCATATAAATAAACCAATTGCTCAAAAATTAGAAAAACTTAAAATTGGTGTTATTCCAGTAAGAATGACATCGCAAAATACCATGACAGCAATAATATATCGTGATAAAGTAAAAGCATATTTATTGTATGAAATTGCTAAAAAGCATGGTGGATATTTAAATGATAGAACTCCTGAAGAAGCACGTGAAATAGGACGATTGTTAGAATATAAAGAAGAGGATATTAACGAGTTTATTCATAAAAATTATGGTGTAATACCAGATAAATCACCAGACGATTTTAATGATCTGGCTGAAAATGCTTCATTGGATTTTTGGGATTTGAATGAAGGAAATTTTCCAGCATTTGAAAAAGATATCCAGCAAGACCTTACAACCCATCAATTGGATAAAAAATATATAAGAAGTTATCAGGACGGAGAACACACATATAATGTATATGCTGTTAATGGTGATCAAGTTCGTGATAGTGGTTTTATTGAATGGGTAGATGGTGGTAATCATTGGGTTGATGCTGATTTACCGAAAAAAGAACAAAAATATGCAAAACATATTGGAGAAAATGATTATTGGATTGATGATGTGTTTATGGTCAAACCAGCAGATTTTGAAGCAATATTATTACATGAGAGAACAGAAAGTTTTATTATAAGACATTATGGTTACGAATACGATGATGCTCATGAAATTGCAAATAAAGTTGAATTAATGTTCAGAAAAAAAATACCTGAAGGTGCAAATCGTGCTCTTGCTGAGAAAATTTATGATATATTTGTAGCTAATTTCAAACCAGAAAAAAGTAAACAGAAACATAAACCAGTAAATGAAAGCATTGCAGATGTGGCAGCAGAAAAACAATTTGGCATTCAGCATCCAGATACCGATTTTGAAACTCAATTCAGTAAAGAACAAAATATTGAAAATAAAGAAGAAATAATATATATAACATCTAATGATAGATCATATAGTAATGTAGCAATGATAAAAAATCCAAAATCATGGCGTAATATTGGTAATAGTGTCAGAGGAGTTATAGATTCTACAGGAAATTTATATATTGAATTAGTATCAAAACTAATACATGAAGATATTATTAATGAATTAAGTAGATTAAATCTTATTAAATACCAATCAGATTGGGATAAAAAACTCCCTGAAAGTTTTATTACTGTACAACGACATAGAAAAACAAATAATATTTTTCTTGGAGAATCTACTTCAACGATGTATCCAGATGAATTTAGACCTAAAACAAATTATTGGCAAGAAATTCCAAGTAATAATTTTGCAAAACCAGTTATTCAGAAATTTTTAGATAAAGCAAAACAAAAAAATCCATATATTAATTTTATTAATGAAACTATTTATGAATATTATAAAAAAAATAAAGAAGAAGATATTTTTGAAAATGAAATATTAAATGAAGGACAGATAATGGCATTAAATTATCTTCCGTTTAAAGAAGATGTTGAAGAAGCTGGTGGTAAAATATATTCAGTTGGTGGTGCTGTCAGGGATGAAATTCTCGGTAAAGAATCCAAAGACTTAGATATTCTTATTACTGGTGTGCCATTTGAAAAACTTGAAGAAATACTTAGTAAATATGGTGCTGTCAATGCAGTTGGCAAATCATTTGGTATATTAAAATTCAAACCAAAAGGCGCAACAGAAGATATTGATATTGCAATTCCACGTACCGAAACACCAACAGGTGAAGGTGGTCATCAGGGATTTGATGTTAAATCAAATCATGCTTTGCCAATTGAAAAAGACCTTGAAAGACGTGATTTTACCATCAATGCAATTGCAAAAGATGCTGAAGGTAATATTGTTGACCCATTTGGTGGTCAAGAAGATTTAAAAAATAAAGTTATTAAGGTTGTTAACCCACAGGCATTTAGTGATGACCCACTCAGAATGTTGCGTGCTGTACAGTTTGCAAGTCGTTTTGGTTTTACTATTGACCCAGACACAATGAAAATGATTCAGGAAAATGCTGGTCGTGTAAAAGAAATTGCACCTGAGAGAATTTTGACAGAATTCGAGAAAATTGTCAGAAAATGCAACATTTTGACAGGTGCAATACTACTTAATGAAACTGGTTTGCTTAAAGAAATATTTGGCAGAGGATTAAATTACGATTTTAGAAATACGAGAGAACCCTTTGATAAAGTTAGAACAATGGGAGAATTTGTTTATCTATTAAGTAAAAATCTTGTTAATAACCCTGCAGAGTTCTATAAAAATAATCTTAAAGGTGACGAGAATTCATATAAAGAGATAAAGGCACTTCAATTAGCATATGAAAGTGGAGAGGCTACCAATTTAATCGAAGCAAGATCAATTGCACATAATATGTACGTGACATCTCCAACATCATTACAAAGTCAGATATTGCCAAATGTAATTAAAACTGCTGCACAAGAATTATTTGAAGGTAAGTATCCCAAAACTGTTAATGAACTGGCAGTAAATGGTAATGATTTAATGGAACTTGGTTTACAAGGTAAAGCAGTTGGTGATATGCAAAAATCATTATTATTGAAGATTTATTCAAATAAAGTTATGAATAATAAAGAAGATTTACTATCTTTGGCGGGTCAAAATGGAAAATAATAGAAAAGAAATATTGATTTGTAATGAATGTAATAAAGAATTTAATTCATTAAAAGGATTGAAAAATCATAATAGATACGGATGTAGTACCAAATTACATTCAAATTATTTTAAATATTGCCCAATATGTAATGAAATAATACATTATGAAAGTAAAACTAAATATGATTATGCAATTAAAAATGATTCAAAATGCCATAAATGTGGTAATATTGGTAGAGAAGTGTCTGAAAACACAAAAATTAAAACATCTAAAACATTAAAAGAAAAATATGATAATGGCACACTAATTCCAAACATGATAGGCGCACATTCAAATGAATCAAGAAAAAAACAATCTGCAAAGAGAAAGAATTGTAAGTTAACTGAATCGCATAAATTAAATATTTCGATTGGTTTAAATAAATCTGAAAATTTTAAAATATCCGTACATTCAAAAGAAAGAGGTAATAAAATTTCAAAAAAATTAACAAATAAAAAATTTTCAAAAGAACATATCATTAAACTTTCTGAATCACATGCAAATGTTGCGAACGAAAATAATCCGTTTTATAATAAAAGTCATACTAATGAAGCTAAGAATAAAATGAGAATTAGTGCCATTGAAAGAATTAGATTAAATAAGTTTGAAAATAATCAAATAGTGCCGTTTTATAACAAAAGAGGTTGTGAATATTTTAATAATCTAATGAAAATCAATAATTGTTTCATACAACACGCTGAAAATGGTGGTGAATTTTATATTAAGAAATTAGGATATTTTGTTGATGGATATGACGAAAAAAACAATATTGTTTATGAATGGGATGAAAAACGTCATTTTCAAAAAGGTAAATTAATTGAAAGGGATATTATTAGAGAAAATGAAATTACCAATTTACTAAAATGTGCTTTTATTAGAATTAAAGAAAGTGAGGTAAATAATGATTAAGAAAATTATAGTTGAGGAAATTAAAAAATTTTTCTTAAATGAATTTGCTTATCCTGAAATGAGACCAGAAGAAAAGAATACTTGGGACATAAATGGAGAAAATGTTGACATTAATTTCTTTGTACATAAATATGATGAATGGAATCATCAGGGTGGTGAAAATAGTGGTTATAAAGACCCTTCAGAAGCATCAGTGTTAGAATTTATAGAGAATAACTATGAAGATTTTACACATGATGAAAAATTAAAAAAAGAGTTGCTTTGGGCATTGACAGATCGAGAAGTTTTAAATGAGAATGAATCTAAATATAATAAAGAAAAAGAAGCATTAATGAAATCAAAAAGTATTGATGCTGAAATGAAAGAAAAGATTCTAAAATATTTTACTGCTGGTTCAACATATAAAGAAGGTGGACATGTACATGGTTTAAGCAAGCCAAAAGAATTAATGGACAAAACATCTAAAACAGAAGGTGTTAGTATGGGTGCAGATAAAGACGGATTCTTTGTATATACACATCGTCAAAGGTCTAAGTCATATGAATCACCCGAAAAAATATCAATAAAAGACATTGAATTTACTGAAAGTACTGGCTAATGAAAAAAGAAAAATTACTTAAAGAACAACAACGCAATAAATTACTCGAAGATTCGGGCATAAATCTTGTTCAAAATGCAAATTTATTGTCAATTGATATTCAACCAGAATATCAAAATGCATTTAATTTTCAATTGAGTAATTATATACGATTTTTAAATAGAAATTTTGATACTATGAATTCTCTTACATTTTTATATAATGGTGAGAATACTGTTGGTGGCGTAAGTGAAGGAGAATATAAAATGTGGTTAATAGAAAATGGTATTAAAGAATCAATACTTGATTATGCCAGATTTTACGATAAAGGTTATGCATTTTTCAGAAGCTGTATGGATGATGGTCATGATGAAAAAGAAATTGTTAACTTAGTAAAATATATGATTAAACATGACATTAACGATAGTAGAGACATTGATGAAGAAATGTGGCAAGGTTTTATGACAGAATATGGATATGATTCAAGTGATGTTCGTGATTTTCTTGAACCAGCACAGGATTGCATTAATATACCAGATTTAATGGATTACTTACAAAAATTTTCTGGAAAAATAGTTATATGTGGCGGTGGAATAAACCAATGCTTTAAAGAAGTAGAAATTGCTTTAAATGCATTGGAAAAAATTTATAATGTTTTAACAAAATTTACTTATTAATTTTATTATTGTATAAGTGTGAGTTACTAAATCCTATAAAGTATTTATTATGAAAAGCAAAGACAAAACAAGAACAGTTACACCAATGGATGTAGCCAAATTTTTAGGTGTTGAAAAAGAATATAAAGAAGTTCTTTTTGAACAAGAACTGAAAGAAAATCATGATATTATTATGAGTAATAATATCGAAGAAAATAATACTATTAGAAAAGATAACAATAAATGAAAGCATTAAATGAAGCATTTGTTATAAGCAAAAGAACAGATCAGAAGGGTAATTATATTGCATATATTGACCCGAATAAGCCAGAAAACAAAGAAACTTTTAAATACAAAGACATATTTAAGAATCATGGTGCTAAATGGAATAATGATTATAAATTTTGGTTTTGGTATATAGGCAAAACAAAAGATCAATGGCAAAACGTTTACAGTCATTTCATTGAACCAGCATTAAAAGAAGTACATGCATTAGAAGGTGCTCCAGAAGAAGAAAGTGCTGCAGCATTAATATCATCATTGGATGCTCTCTTATCAGAAATTAGTGCAACACCAACCACTACAAATCCAGAAAATGATGCTGAACTTACACCTGAAGAAAAAAAAGCACTTATTGACAAATTAGGAAAGTTTAAAGAAACTTTGGTCAATATTGATAGTGATGAAGAATTTAAAAAAACAATGCAGATTATTTTATCTTTTAAAAATTCTCAAGGACATTCATATAGTTTCATGAATAGTATATTAATCATGATTCAGAATCCTAATGCAAGTTTAGTAAAAAGTGAAATCAACTGGAATAGATTTAACAGAACTGTTGTTGATAAGAAAAACAGAATGATTATACGTTCTCCGAGTAAAAGGGCAATGAGACCGTATTCTAAAATTGAAAAAGAAAAAATTACCGCAGAATTTTTAAAATCGGTTGGCAAAAATACTTATAATGAATTGGGTCCGGGTGAACGTGAACGTCTTGGCGTTCAGCTTCGTGGAGCATTTAGTGGTCACGATTTTGATTATACATTTGTATATGATGTTTCAAATACTCAACAAATGGAAGGCAAAGAAAATTTCTTGGGTGATTATGAAAAACGTAAAGAAATTAAATGGTTTGAAGAAAACATGATAAGTGAAGAAATCAGACCAATATATAAATCATTACTTGATTTTGCTCAAGAAAATGGAGTTAAAATAGAATTGGTTGATGAATTGGATGGTGCAAGAGGAGTAAGTTCAAGTGGTTTGATTCGAATTTTAAAAAATGAAGGTAATGATGTTGGTCTAACAAAAACATTGGCACATGAAATTGCACATGAATTATTACATCAAAGTTATGTGAAAAATAAAAATTCAAAGTTTTCACAATATTTTGTGGGTAAAACTGAAGGTAGAGATGCTGTTGAACAACAAGCTGAATTGACAGCATGGATGGTATTAGGTTCATTTAATTTTGATTTAAAAACAACTTCTTTAAATTATGCAGCAATGTGGGGTGCTGATAAAGATGCTATGATTCGAGTATTTGATACAGTATCTGGTGTTGTCAGTATGTTGGTGGATTATATAAGTAGAAAAATTAAAAATAATGCAAACAATGTTGCACCACAAAATAACACAAATGCAGCCACACCACAAAATGAAGTACTTGATAATACATCAAAAACAGTTACACCAATGGATGTAGCAAGATTTATTGGTGTTGAAAAAGAGTACCAAGATGTTTTAAATAAAAATAAAAGCGAACTGGTAGAAAATTTCTACAGTTTATTAAAAAAATTATGAGTAATATTTCTTATAGTGCCGTAGTTCTTGATGATAATTCAAGACAAAGGCTAATTGAAAGATTTAAGAATATAATACCCGAAGGTTGGGATATTATTGCAGATCATATGACTGTTAATTTGGGTGAAATTGACCCTGAATATGAAAAGTATCTTGGCTTAGCTGTACGTTTAACTGTTAATGATATTGCTATGGATGATAAAGTAATTGCAGTTGGCGTATCATCAGGAATTAACGCACATAATCCCAAAGCACATATAACACTGGCAGTAAATAGGACAAATGGTGGTAAACCAGTGATGTCAAATAATCTGACTAATTGGGAGAAATTACGCAGACCATTATTATTAAGAGGAAAAATAACTCAAGTAGAATATAAATAAAATGATAACAAGACTATGTGCATTTGATTTTGATAGTACTCTCATAGATTCTCCCCAAAAAGAAAGTGGAAAAATTCAATGGTCAGAGAAAATGGGAAAGCCATATTCATATCAAGGCTGGTGGGGCAGACCAGAAAGTCTTGATTTGAATGTTTTTGATATTAAACCATTTCCAAAAATATTGAATCTTTTAAATAAAGATGTTTCAACGCCAGCTACATATACAATTGTATTGACTTCAAGACAGGAAAAATTACGTTCTTTAGTTCAAGAAGTATTAGATGTTAATAATATTCATGCTAATAAACTCGATATGCAACGTGATCAAAGAACTAAAGGTCAAAAAATTCTTGATTACTCAAAAAAATTTCGAGATTTAAGAGAAATTAATGTTTATGATGATCGAGATACTGATATTACATCATATGAAGAAATAAGAAATTCACTCCCTGAAGGTATAAAATTTAATATTTATCTTGCAAATAACGGTAATTTAAGTTTAGTTGAAGCAGAAAGCAAACTTATATCAATTATTAAAGAAGAAATTGAAAAATTCTAAACTACTGTATTTATAGTAAAATTATTGCAATTGATGGGTATAAGTTCAAATAAAGAAAATTTTATTATCTATGCACAAAAAAAACATAGTAATAAATATGATTATTCCAAAGTAGTATATATTGGTAATAAAAATAAAATAATTATTATTTGTCCCCAACATGGTGAATTTTTACAAAGACCAAATGACCATTTAACAGGATATGGTTGTAAGAAATGTCAATATGAAAAAACCTCAAAAGAGAATAAATTCACAAATGAGATTTTTATTGAAAAAGCAAATAAGATTCATGACAATAAATATGATTATACATTAATTAAATATAATGGTTATGAAAATAAAATTATAATTATTTGTAAAAAACACGGAAATTTTCAACAATCACCACATGCACATTTAAGTGGTGCTGGATGTCCTATTTGTAAAGAATCTCTTGGGGAGAAAAAGGTTGCAGAAATATTATTAAAAAATAAGATAAAGTTTGAAAGAGAAAAAACATTTAATGATTTAAAAGATAAATCGAATTTATTTTATGATTTTTATTTACCAGAACACAGAACATTTATTGAGTATCATGGAATACAACATCGTCAATCAATAGATTTTTTTGGCGGTAGAAATGCTTATATTGAAAGAAGAAAACGTGATATAATTAAATTAAGATATGCCATTAATAATAAATATTTGTTAATGTCGATATATGATATTCCAATAAAGGATATGGATGAATTATTTGTAAATGCATTAAAATATAAATCAATAATATGAGCAGAATATCACCGAAATATTTACCACAAATAAGTGCCCCAATCGATTTGGTTTTTGAAAAACTTATTGAAAATGACTGCGATTATGATTACAGTCAAATAAATCCAAATGAATTAAGTCCATCACAACCATTTACATTATCTGATGATGTTCATACTGCAATAAATGATGATATTCATCCAATATGGGTTGATAATGAGATGAAAATTATTGATGGACATCATAAATGGATTAAAGCAGTACTTGATAATACACCAATAATTATTGTTAAATTAAATACCGATTTCAAAGATGCTTGCAGAGTTTTAAATAAAATAGAGGATATTTATGAATATCAGCAAAAACGTGGCTTGGAAGAAGTTGAAATGCAAGACGCAATTAATTATTATGGTGGTGATGAAAATCAATTTTTAAATACTCTGGAAGAAGATAATTTTAATATTGAAACTCCATCAGGAGAAACAAAAACAAATCAAAAGACAATTACTGCATATCGAAAAGAACCTATAAAAGAAAATTCGGCTGTAGGAAATTTCTTTTCATTAAAACCTATTGAGGGATTTAGTAAATATGAAATTGATTTTGACAATCTTTTAGACTTACATTCTTTGGGTGTTACATATAAAGATGGACAAGAACCTGCCGATATTCTGGCAAAAATTTGGTTTCCACACATAAATTTTGAAAAATTAAGTGAACAATATGGCATGCCTTCAATTAATCTTAAGAATAAAGCAATTACAGAAAAAGCAATGAGTTTAGGATATGATGGAATCAAGCATGATGATAAATTAATACAAGGATTAAAATAAAATAAAGCTATGAATACATACAAAATTACAAACTTAACAAATACCGCAGGAAAGCGTGATTTTAGATTCAATTCTTCATTAGACATTGAATATGTTGATAATATGATCAAGAAAACAGTTAGCGTAAAACCCGGGGCAAGTCTCTACCTGACAGTATCTTCTTTGCCTATGTCAGTACATAAATTAAGAGTAAAAAACTTAATTAGTGTTATTGAAGTAAGTGCAAAAGAATTGGCAGATTTTATGAACAACGCCAAACCAAAATCAGCACCTGTGGCAGTAAAAGAACTTGTAACTGAAGAAGTTACCGCAGAGGAAACTGCAAAAAGATCAAGCAGGAAGAAGAAAGAATAACATACATTCTTTATTAGTAGAATATTAATGCCAACATTTTGTTGGCATTTATTTTTAAAATGTCTTTCATCTTTGATGATTTTCAGTTATTTTTACGTATTTATAATAAATTACATTATTTTATAATAATTTATAAACAAAGCATGGACGGAAAAATTAGGATTTTATTCTATAACTTAGATTCAGCAGGGGTAAATTACTTTAGAACATTAACACCAGCACAAGAACTTCAGAGAAATCATTCAGACGATTTTTTCGTTGAAATTAATCCACAAATAGATTTTAATGACCCAAAATATATTGATTATTTAAAAACATTTCACATAATCCATTATCACCGTCAATTTTTAGGTGATACAAAAGAAATGTTAAAGTTGGCAACTGAATTAAGAAAATCTGGTACAATATTAATAGTTGATATTGATGACTATTGGCAATTACATAAAAAACACCCATTCTATTCTTTGAATCTTGAAAAGAAAATGCATATTCCAATATTGGAAAATTTAAAAATCGCTGATTATGTTACAACCACAACAGATTTATTTGCAAGCGAAGTTCGTAAAATAACTGGTAGGGATAACGTTGGGGTATTTTATAATTCAATTGACCCTACATGGATGAAACAATTTCAGAATAATAGAAAACCAGACCCAGATGGATTTGTAAGAATTACATATGCTGCAGGGTCAAGTCATATGGCTGATATGGAACAGCTTGAAGGTGTATTTAATGTATTATCAAATGATTCACAATTAAAAGATAAATTTAAGATTATTCTTGCTGGATGGGATACTGAAGGTAATACCACTGATATTACTTTTAATCAGGAGTTTGGTGATATATTACAAAAGAAGAAATTATGGACTCATGAAGTTGTTAAAGCAATTAATAAATCAAGAGGTGACGTAGATAAAATACCTAAATTACCCGCAGATTTGAAAGAGAAATATAGAGGTAAAATTTTTAATCAAAAACAGAGAGATATTCAATCAACTGAAAGTGTCTATTTAATATATGAAAAAATATTGACAGACAATCATCACATGATTAATAATCCTGATTACGTGCAATGGCTTTCAAATTTTGAAAGAAATGTTAAATATGATAATGAATTTAACTATGCCAGACGTTGGACAGAAAAAGCAAATACATATGCTAAAGTATTGGATGAAACTGATATTGTAATAGCACCTCTTGCTGACAATTCATTCAACAGGATGAAATCAAATTTGAAACAGGTAGAATGCTGGACAAGAAAACTTCCGATAGTATGTTCAGATATACCTCCATATAATATAGATGGTAGACACATGGAAAATTGTGTTCTTATACCTACAGAAAAAAATGCCAGAAAATATTGGCAGAAGTATTTAAAGAAACTCATACTTGACGCTGATCTACGCAAACAACTTGGCGAACAGCTATATGAAGACTTTAAAGATAAATATAACTTGGCAACGGTTACAAAAAAACGTGCTGATTTTTATAAAGCAGCAGTTGCAAAAACATTAGCAGTAGTTTAAAAATAAAAACATGAAAACAAAATTAGTTAAATCAAAAAAAATTAAACAGCTTGAAAAGAAAGCTCGTAAAGAAGAAAAAAAAATACACTCTAAAGTAAAAAGGGTATTTGGTACAAGAGTTGGAAAAACACCAAAAATTAACGAATATTATAACAAACAAGACGATAAAAAGGATAAGAGAAAAAGTAATCAACTTGTTGATGCGATCACCAAATCAGTTATTCTTAATAAAAGAATGTTAGGTAGAGATAATTATCAACTAAAGAGATGGCAAGAATCATATTTTCAAGAACTATATTCTGAGTTTAGAAGATTAGTTGAAAAATATAATAAAGGACTTCAGGTTAAAGCAGAAACATTAGCAGATAAAATTAGTGATTTAAAAACCGAAAAAAAAATGCTTCAGTGTGATGTAAAAGAACTTGAAGAAAGAAAGAAAGTATTGATTAATGATTAATTTTTTTAAAAAAATATATTTTTGGTTTTATATTAAGATACATATTATCTTGATAAGTGTCGGCATTATGCTGTATAGAGCAGAAGCAGATGCACAAGCTGACCCAAATAATTTACAGGAAGGCGATAAAAGAATTCAAAGAATGCTTCACAGAAATCAAACCCTTGAAAAATTCTATGCTGGTAAAACTGATGAAAAATATGTCAGAGAATATTATGAAATATTAAAAAAGGCAGATAAGTTCATTCGTACAGCAACTCCATATCAGATGGCACTTGCAGCAGATAAACATGGAAGTTCTTATGCTCAAAAGGACCCAAGAGGTAAAAGATACGAGCATTTCGGTTTTTATGACGAAAAGCACAGACATGCTGGTAAAACAATTGGTGAAGTTTTAATTCAGGAGTATGAAGAAAGAAGACTCAAAGATGATGATTATGAATTGCTTGGTATTTACAATAATGAACCAGTTGAAGTAGGATTAGCAAAGGTTATGAATGTGATTAAAAAAATTGACGAAAATGATTTGGATTCTCAATATGAAGTAAAAGACATGACTGAAAAATCTAAGACTTTTGAATTTCCAATCAAAGTTATTCGTGAAAATGAAAATACTGTAAATAAAATTGAACAACTTACTGAATTTTTACATATTAAAAAAATTGGGTTTGATTATCGTCAGTTAGAATTTTTAATACCGTTGAAATTCAAAACAAGTAATTATGACGAAAACACCGATCTTTTCAAAGAATTGATTAATATTAAAGAAGTTTTTCTCCGTAATGATTATGGCGAATTAACTGGTTATGGAATTATTAAATTTATAAAAAGAATACAACTAAATGATACTCATGATGTGTTGAAATTTGAAGCAATTGAAATGCAAAACATGAGAACTTAAAATAAATAAAAAATATAATTATGAACCCATATTTAGAAAACTTAAAAAAAGCAGTTGAAACTGGTGATTTTAATTCAGAAGCTGCAAAAAAAATAATTGAAATCGATAAAAACGCAGACAATGCAAAAGGTTTGTTTTTAACAGAAGAAGAAAAAAACGAATTGGCTAAGAAACGCTTAGATGCTGTTTTGGAAGGTACTGTTGTTACCGAAGAAGAAATTTTAAAAATTAATTCAGAATACGATAAAAAAATGGAAGAAATTAAAAAGCAAGATGCTGTCAATAAACAATTAGCAACATTAGTTGAAATTGAAGACATGGTAAAACTGAGTGTTGATGACATGATATCCTTTATAAAAGAACTTGAAGATAAATTCAAAAAAGAATTTGATGAAAATGACCCGATTTTTGAGAAATTAAAAACAAAAATAATAGAAACAAAACTTAAATATATATCTTTTATTAATTATTAATTAAAAACAATTATTATGACAAAATTTGAAGAAGCATCTGAGGATGTAGTAAAACTTTTTGATGAAGTTAGAGACGGCACAACAATCCCACAGTGGGTTGAATTTAAGGTTCTTTGTAATAACAAACAAAAAAAAGACCCTTGCAAACTTATAAAATCAAACGATCTTGTAGAAACACTTACTGAAGGATTAAACTTTGCAGTAGTAGTTAATGAAGAAATTTTTAACGAACTACCTGATGATATGAAAAAAATGGCATTTGATGAATGTCTCGCTGGTGTTGGTGTTAGTGAACTTGATGCACTTTCGCTTGAAAAACCAAATTTTAATACACATACAGGTGTATTACAGAAGTATGGACATGACCCAATTATTGTTCTTCACGAATCAATCAAAAGTCTTTATGATACGAAAAAACAAAAAGAAGACGAAGAAAAAGCAGCAAAAAAAGAAAAGAAAAGTAAGAAGGGTTTTAAAAAAGCATTTTAATTATTAATCCAGACAAATCCCGACACATAAAATGTCGGGATTTTTTATTTATTAGTATTTATAGAAAAATCTTTTATAATGGCTTCATATAATATTACCTTTCCATTAAATGATGATGTCAGCACAAATACTTATTTTTTAATGAGTAAAGTGACCAAAGACGCATTCAGTTCTGATTTGTTATTACTCTTGCTTACAAGTAAAGGTGAAAGATATTATGAACCAGACTATGGTACTAATCTATTAAAATATATATTCGAACCAAACGATAATTTAGATGCAAATGATATTGAACAAGAAATTAAAACAACTGTATCAACATATATTCCAGCACTTACAATTAATAGTGTAACTTTTAATTGGCTTACTGATGACGAAGGAAATCCAATATCGGAGAATCAGGTAAATGTTAACATTAAATTTACATTTAGCGAAGATGCTTTTAGTGAAAAAGGTGAATTAGATTTAAACTTTTAAAATATAAAATATAAAATATGGCAAACGACACAACTCAAAACATTATACAATACGGAAGCAGAACTTTCGGAGATATAAGAACTGATTTAATAAGTTATATTCGTCAGGCATACCCAGAGATTTTATCTGACTTTACTGATAGTTCAGTTGGCGCAATGCTTATTGATTTAAATGCTGGCGTTACTAATAACTTATCTGTCAATACTGATAGAGCATTTCAGGAAACGCAAATAGACTATGCACAACAAAGAGCATCAATTTTAAATATTGCGAAAAATATGGGATTTAATATTCCAGCAAGAAGACCTTCAGTAACTGTAATCGATTTTACTGTAACAGTTCCTGTTCTTGGTGACAAACCAGACGCTTCGTATTATCCTCAATTACAAGCAGGTGCACAAATACTTGGTGGTGGAAAGATATTTGAAACGCAAGCAATTATTGATTGGAGTTCACCAATAAGTAATTTAGGTGACCCTAATCGTTCTATTATTCCAAACACAGATTCAAATGGTATTATTATTAATTACAGTATAACAAAAAGAGAAGTGGTTATTAATGGTTCTACAAGCATTTTTAAAAGAGCAATTAGTTCAACAGATATTGTACCGTTTTTTTCAGTAACATTGCCAGACCCAGACGTACTCGAAATAGATAATGTTATTTTATTGGAAGGTACTAATTATTCAAGTAATCCGACTGCTGCAGATTTTGCTACAGCAGCAAACAAATATTATGAAGTAGATTGGCTTGCACAACAAAGAGTATTTGTTGCAAATAGAAATAGTTCACAGCCAAATACAAATACAAATGGACTTAAGGCAGCAACATGGATTGATGTGACCAAAAAATTTATAAAAGAATTTACAACTAACGGTTATTGTAAAGTAATATTTGGTTCGGGTGATGCAGATGTTGATGCATTCAAATCAGGTTTTCTCAAAATGGGTGTAAGTAATCAATATTTTCTTGAAAACTTTTTAAATAATACAGCATTGGGCGAAAAATTATTGGCAAATTATACATTATTTATTCAATATAGAACTGGTGGTGGTAGTAATTCAAACGTGGGAGCAGGTACTTTAACACAACTTGGTAATTATAATTTAACAGTTCAAGGTTCTCGTCAGGATTATAATCAGACAGTACAAAGAAGTTTAGCCGTTAATAATCCTATTCCTGCAATTGGTGGTAATGATGGATTGAGTATTGAACAAATAAGACAATTAATAAAATATAATTTTAGTAGCCAAAATAGAGATGTAAATTTAACAGATTATTTATTACAGCTTTATAAGATGCCGGGGCAGTTTGGTTCACCTTTTCGTGCTAATTCAATGAAATTAAATAATAAAGTTGTTATTTCAACATTAGGTATTGGGTCAGATGGTAAATTAGACAATACAAGTACCACATTAATGAATGAAAATATTGCAGAATATCTTAGTCAATTCAGAATGCTTAATGATTATGTTGAAGTAACCAACGGTAAGATATTTAATTTGGCTTTTGATGTTGATGTATATGTTGAAAATGTTGCCGATAATCAGGTTGCAAATAGTATTATTACACTTGTTAGAAACTATCTGGATATTAATAATTATGAAATGAATCAGGATTTGTTTCTGGGTCCGCTTCAACGTGAAATACTCTCAGCCAATGGAGTTATTAACGTTATTGACATTAAAGTATATAACAGAGTGGGTGGTCAATATTCAAATAACGTTATTTCTCAAGATATTAATCCAAGTACTGGCGAGATAACAATCATTAATAATACCATTCATTCAACTGAAGACAGTATGTTCGAAATTCGCTTCCCGGAAAAGGACATTACTGTATATTTAAGAAAGAGTACTGGATAATGGAATTAATTAAAAAAACAGTATATCGAATAATGACAACTGGTACAACAACTGGTTGTACTGGCACATGTCGTGTAATTATTCCAGATACTGGCGTTACATATAATTTAAAAATTTTAATAAATCAAGAAGTAAAAGATGCAGGATTTTTTGATGCATATATGCTGGATTCTCCATTTGACTACATTCAATTATCGGGTGCTACAAGTGTAATTAGAAAACAAAAACTTATAAAATTTAAATCTTTTTTAACTGGAGGTACGACACTTGCAGCAAGTGGGTTAGTAATATCACATAGCGATGGTGGTGTTACTGGCACAACAGGTATAACCAATACTTTATATACAGTTACTGGTGAATGTACAAGCAGGTTATTAGAATTGCAAAAATATACAGTAAGCAGTGCTTTTACTGCTCAATACTTTAGTGGTGGTAGTTATACTGTTGATGGAGTAGATTATCCAAATTCTTTTTCAGGGGTAAGTATCACTTATTACCTTGGTGGAATTAAATATATTGATCTTCTTACTGGCACTACTTCAGGTTCAACTTTTACATTCACAACTCAGGGTTACTTTAATCCTAATTTTATTAATAAGCCAA